CTACAATCTTAGCGGCATACCCTACTTTTAAAACACTTTCGACTTCCACTCCATTTCCTACAACTCCTTCGTTTTTACATTTTAAAGATAAAACATTACCTTCTGATAACGTCAAATCAATTGTAGCTGCTAAAGTAGTTGCGGCTCTCACATAGAATAACTTGGGTGCTCCCGCAGCTCCTGCAATGGGTGTAAAGATTTTTTCGGCAATATCACCGACTAAACCGCCACCCATAAAAGCCAAGAAGTCCTCATAATTTTGGAACTCATACACGGATTTCAAACCCTGATTGAGCTCTCCTTGAACCCCTGAACCTCCAGCAAATTCGTAAGTGCCGTTCATACTCAACCCAGTATCTATAATCATAACATTGCCAAAATCGCCAACGTTTGCTACAGAAGTTGGATTATAAACGGTTGCAGCATACGAACCAGGTTCAATGTAGTTCTTGCCTTGAAAATTTACAACTGTCGCCATAATCTTTTGTTTTAATAGAATTTATTTCAATTTTCGTTTTATATCTATACTTGATTTTGAGAAGTATCATCTGTGTAGTCTATCATTCTCATGATGAAATAGAATTTTTTTGCTATTTCATTTTTTACAAGTTGAGGAACATTATGTTCATAAGTGAAAGATAAATTGATTACTTTATGAAACATAGGAACTGGAGCTAAATCGTCCTGCATTAAAATATCGTTTCCCGATAATGAAGGAATGCGAATGCCCATCAACTCCAAATGAGGAGTGAGCATTAGCAGCATACTTTTCACTACGTTATACACTACGTTCACTTCTGAAGAATTATTGCTTGTAATCATTATTTGATACGTGCATTCGTACATCTGAGTGAAATATTGTTGAGTGGCAACCTTTTCTCCATTTTCCAAAACATCGTCTTCAATATATCCTTCATCCGCTCCGATTGTAGATTTACCTTGTTCTGATGGAAGTAAAATGTGCATAGAAATACTTTGAGCAACCTTTTGATTAAAACCGAAATTCACAGATAAATTTTCAGTTTTTTGAAACATTTTTTTAGCTTGCTTAAAATATTCATAAAGATTCATCTTGATGACTTTCCCATCTTCATCAACTCCTAATATCTTGTACAGAATAGTTTGATTATCATCTGATGGGTGTTCAGCTAAATCATTTCTCAATAACTTTACTATTGATTCTAAAGTATTGAAAATAACTATTTCTGGTAATAATATTCCGCTCATAATGCTGTTTCTAAATAAGTCAAAACTTCATTTTCTACGATAGTATCAACATCCGTTTTATCAATTGCTTCTTGAGCTAAATTATACGGCTTAATACCTTTATGAATCCAACTCAATGGGTCTGAATTCGCTCCAGCTCTCCTAAACGTGCCATAAGTGTTTTGTTTAGTTTGAGCATATTGCGCTCTCCGTTTCGATAATCCTTCATAAATTGAATTCTTATGTTGATAAGTATCGTACAACGTTCCACCTTTTTCATTCATTATAGCTTCTCTTGACAATGGAACTTCATACGGTGAAGGAATTTCAGGAGCAGTTAAACCGTGACCAGCACTCCTTTTCCTCATAACGTCATAAACTTCTTGAGGCATCTCTCCAGTGAACCCTGCTTGTCCTAATGTTCCTGGAACTCCGATGCGAAAAGGAATTGTTAAATACCAATCACCGCCCTTATAAACTTGCATTCCTTTTTTGTTATAAACAGGAATGGTGTATTTTACTTTTTTAGATTTTTTAAACCCTTCTTTGATATCAAAAGGTGAAGCACCTTGTTCTATCATATTGGGTAAAACTCCTGTTAGTACAATTTGTTTTGCGAACCTACCTTTATCAACTTTTATAAGATGCTGGGTGTATTCAGGCAAAGTTGAATTCAATCTTTGTTTTGCCATTGCTTCCCAATTCATATAGATTGCCGCAGTAACCGCATTAACGCAAGTTTCCGTTAAGGTATCGACCGCAGATGCAGCTAAACCAAATTGGGCTTGTAACCCCGACAAATCTATTTCAATCGGTTTCATTTTATCACTGAATTTTCAAATCCTTCTTCTCCAAATTTTTGCGAATCAAATATGTAATGAGCCTTTCTTGCTAACACATTTATAGGCATGTCCTTTAACTGTTCGTCTGAATAGGCACATCCTTGTTCCCTGACTCTCATCAGCTCACGGTTAGCATCTATAACATGAAAAACTGGATAATGTGCGTACCTTATGGATATGCTTATAGGAATTTCAGAAACATTACTTATATTAACATCTCTGACTTCAATTAAATCCTGAATGCCCAAACTGAATTCTATTTTGTTTCCAGAAACAATAAAATCCTTTTCATCAACAGGAACTAAATGAGAATCATCAGAAGAGAAAAGATAAATATTGGTAATGAATAAAGGTTCATAAACTGGATAAGCAATTATTTTACCTTGGAATAAAATCGGATTTATTACTTCAGAATAATACGCTTCAAGCTGCGTCAAAATTATTCTATCCATAAACCCCAATTTATCTGTTCCCCTTGTAGTTATTGAAGAAGTGCCACGATTGATTTCACTCCAATCTTGATAACGTTTTTTGTTATCCATGTGCTGAGCTATAATCCTTGTTTCTCTCCTATCAACAAAAAACCATCCTCTACCTAAACAATTTTTACAAGTGGAAAGTGCCTGGCCAGTAGCTCGGTCAACGCAAGGACATCTTAAAGCTCGGTCAATTAAAGCATCATACCCTTGCGACATTATGAGCTCATTGAAATCATGAACTCTCCATCCTACTTTTGGGTCAACGACTTCAGCAGGTGTTTGAAAGGCAACTGGTTTATCTGATATTATACTTTTCTTTTCCATCTTGCGTTACAATACTTCAAAAGGTATTCCCCTGTATTTACTTTTCAATGACGGCAGATTAGAATTGACATCATCGGTATATTGTTTCATTCGTCCAGCGAAAAGTCCGCCAGTGGAACTTCTGGACAAAGGAGTGCTTTGACTAACGCCATCTAAACTTAATTGAATAGAAGTTATACCAATTCCATACAAAACATCTCCTATAACAGCAAGAATATTCATAGCGGCAAACTTAGCCACAAAATCAAAAAGGTCAGCAGGAATTTTATCCCATCCTGTAACATATCTTGGTCTCCAATAATTTGGAATGTAACTTTGTCCGAACCATCCTAAATGTGGAGAAAGTCCGTTATAAATTAAAGAGTTTTGCGTCATTGTAGCTCCGCTCTTGCTTCCTGTGTTTGGAATGAGATAGACATTTCTGTATATAGCAACCTCAGCCTGTTTTTTAATCGACAACCATTCCCTTGGATAAGTTATTTGACAAACGTCATTAATCCAACCTTCCAAGTTATCAATATAAGCAATAGGATACATTGTTCTGATATACCCCCAAGACATGAATTCTTGTCGGTTAAAATCCCGATTTTCTTCTATGACTTGTTTTGTGAGTTTAATACTGAACAAACTTTCCACCTGCGTTTGAGCAGACTTGATGTGCTGAGATAAAGCCTGACTTGATATTTTCCTACCGTCATTTGAACAAGTTGGAATACCAAACAAGTAAATCTCTAACAATTCAGCTGGAGACATTATCATCTCTACGTTCTTGTTGTATTGTATTTTTAGTTTTAAACTCGGCATATCAGAACAATGTTAAAAGAGTTATTTTTACATTTCGTCAAACTTCTTCATCAAGTAAGCTGACATGAGTTTTTTGGAAGTGAGCTTTTTCCATTCTTCTTCTGGATAACCAGCTTCAGTTGCTACGTCCTTCATTTCTTCCAGCTTCATGGTTTTCAAACCTTCCTGAAAAGCATCCCTTTCGGAACTTTCTTCATTTTCGTCTTCAAGCTCATCATCATCTTCATCGATGTCTTCCGC